AACTCTCAAAGAAGTTTGTGCGCCTTTGCCAGCCAGCATATTGTTAAAGCTGATAATTTTCTCAGCTTGTGCAACTCCACTTAGCATATCGTTAATGCCTGCGCTTGCATTTGCTTGTGCAACTTTTGTACGAATCTCGTACAACGCTGTTACCAAGTCTTTGCGTGTATTAAGTGAAGCAAAGAAGCGATCACGAACAGATTGTATCTGATCTTGTACTTCTTCAAACTCATTAAGAGTCACATTTGTATCAAGGTCCAAGCCTTTGATCGCTTCGTTAATTGCAGCCTGAACAGCGTTTGCTTTGCGTAGTGTAAGTTTCATTGCCTGTATCTCCTGTGTGCCTAACTTATATACACAATAACATAAACCTTACACAAGTCAATAAAAAATAGGCCCCGAAGGGCCTATTTTGTTAGGGTTAGCTAAAAATTAGCTGAAGCTTACAGCACTGTTAGTAATTGCAACATTTGCCAGGTAGTCAGCTGCGTTACCAAGTGACGACGCAGTGTTTGTTAGTTCAACATAACCGTAACGGGTCATGAAGCTAACAGTTGGTTCAAATGTACCTGGATCCAGCACAACACCTGAACTCATTAGAGGGATGTATGGGCAATAGAACGCTGGTGCGTCTGATTCACTTTGACCTTTGTAGCCAATTAGTACAGAAGTACTATCACTTGCATAAGTGTCAACATAAACCTTCATAGCATTGTTTAGTGTACCAACAAACTTAGTGTTAGTTGGTGCTTCAAAAGTACCTTCAGTAGTACGTGCAAACGCACTTGTAGTTGCTGACTGGAGGATTGTAAGCGCGAAAGGCGATACAACTACCCAGTTACCAGCACCACGACGTGTGCGCTGTGCAATCAAGTTGCTTGCACGGTTGATTTGAACTGCAAGTGCAGCGTGCTCATCACCAACGAAAGTAGCAGTACCTGATACTTTTGATTGGTCATAAGTTTCAACAGCAGTACCACCTAGTGTACGTAGGCTGTGTAGCACTTCCTGGTCGATCTCAGCAGTGATCTCTTGTGCAAGAGCTGCCATGATTTCTGCTTCAACGTCAATACCGTGCATTGACTGTGCATCTTGAGCAGCTTCAAAAGTCCAACGTGCGCTTAGTTTGCGTGTTTTGGCTTCTACAGTTTGCTTCAAGATCTGGATGCTCATTCTGTTACCAGCTTGACCTTCCAATGCTCCCAAACGGTCAGCAGCAGGTGTATTTTCAAGTTCGTTACCTGAATATGCACGAGCAATGTTGAATGGGCTTAGTGCTTCTTCACCAGCAGTTACGCCAGCAGCAGTATCACTATAACGCACACGTAGAGTGTGGATCTGACCAACTGGGCCAGTCATTGGTTGAACGCCAACCAATTCGTTAGCAATAACAGTTGGCATTACACGGCGGATAACTGGTAGGATAACACGGTTAAGTGTTGCTATGTTACCTGCACTGGTTGCACCAGCAGTTGCACTTTCTGAAAGGTATCTGCGAGTATTTTCCAGCGTAGCAGCCATAACTGACTTCTTGTTGCCTTGCAGGCCTTCAAGAAGAGCAGTTTTGGTGTCCTGCCAGCGGGATTCTAGTAGTTCTGACATCATTATCTCCTTAATTCAATCCAGCAAGACGGCGTAAATCGAGTACATTTGTATCGTCTGCTTGTTGTGTCATTTGTTGTGGGGTTCTGTTGCCTGTAATTTCTTTGCCTTCAGTTAATTTTGCCTTTTGCTTTGCTGGAGATTTACTATCAATAACTGATGGTAGGTATTTTTCAAACGAAGAGCGTAGTCTTGTTGTTTGAACTGATTCCAGTAAGTCTGTCATAATTTCACGCTGGTCCTTGCTTAAAGGTCCAGTTAGATCGTTCATTACTTTTGCTCTCTCAGCAGATTCTACTAGACGCTTTCTTTCAGCTTCTTTTGATTCTGCAATTTTGATTGCCTTTGCAGCATGTACTTTAGCTTCTGCAAGTTGCTTGTTCTTAAGATCAAGTACTTTCATTAGCTTTGCAGTCTCTGAGTTCTCATTTAGATAAGAACTACTGTACTCAGTAGAAAATGCTTCAAATATTTTACGACCAAAGTCGTTTCTTCGTGCTACATCGATATCTTCTTTCAATGATTTTATTTCATTGTTGAGTGTTTTAGCAACAGTCTCTGATACCAATGTTGCGCTTCTTTCAATAAAGTCATGTTTAACTTTATTGAAGTGTGTTTTAGCTTCACGTACTAGACGTACTTTGGTTTCCGCTAAATCTTTTTTATCTTCATAAAATTCTGCAATTTCGCTAGATAGAGCTTCTACAACAAACTCTTCAAGCTTGGCATAATTTTCTGCCATTGCTTTCTTGTCTGCGTGTAGTTCCTTGATTTCTTCGTGTAATTGATTTACAACAAATCCTTTTAGAAGGTTTGCATTTTCACGCATTGCAACAGCATATTTTGCTTTTGCTTCTGCTAGTTGCTTGCGGTCTTCTGCAAACTCTGCAATTTCTTCTGCAAGGCGCTCGGAAAGCAAAGTGTCAATGGCTTCCACCATAACACCTTTATCATGCTCATACTTTTGCGCAAATTCTTCACGAAGTTGAGCAGTTGCCTGCTTTTTATTTTCGTCAATCTTTGCGTTCCAAGCGTTCTCAATATCAGCTCTGATGTCTTCCGATACTACATTATTTTCGAAAAGTGTTTTCAGTGCATCCAACATTTTGTTTCTCCTAGTTATTGGAGTTTGCTGATTATGTTAATCAGCGATTCCTTTAGATATTTTTGTGCCTTGGGGTCTTCCCTAGTTGCCTGTGATAATTGATATGCCTGATACCCTCCGCGAGAATTCATTAAATTTTCGTAAATTGGTGTTGGGTATGCACCAGGGGCGCTGGGTTGAGCCACGACGTCCACAGTGATTATTTCAAAATCTGATACGTTGCCTGATCCATCTTCTGACACGTTTCCACTTCCTCTGGATGAGACACCTAGTTTCACACCAGCTTCAAGCATGGTGCGAACTAGGTTTCCCATTGGAGTAGGTAGTATTTTTAGTTTTCCATAACCGTTTGGGCCATCCATCCAGCATTCACTGATCATATGACTTACACGGTCTAGGTTTATGTTAAGGCCTTCCGGATGATCAACTTCTCCGAGAACACTGAATCCTCCAGTAATTTGATCGCTGAGAGTTTTGACAGCCCTGCCAATTTCATTTACAGGATACATACGCTGGTTAGCGTTGCGTACTCCGCCCTGTATACAAATTCCCTTCATATACAGGTCTTTTCCTTCGTTAGCAGACTCAACAACCATTTTTGCTTGGTCGAATGTCAAGTTCTCTCGTAAGTTTCTCATTCAAACTTCCTTACTTAGAGCGACTATTCAAGCCGTTAATTGGGCTTTTTGTTGACTTGTCGCCGTTATCACCAGCCGATTTTTTTTCTGCGCCATGGCCAGGTTCTGATTTTTTAAATCCAGTTTTACCTGCTTTACCGCCAGGAACGTTGATGTTCTTGGTACTCATATCCTTTACTGATGGATTTGCAAGTCCACCCTGTGTACCTTCTGACTTTGACTCGCCACCGCGTAGGTTTGCAGTAGTTCCACCCATGTCATTTTTTCCGGCAACAGCTGACTTGGTGTTAACACCGTTGTCACCCATTTTACCATAGGTATTATATGTAGCGCCGCCAACTTTTTCTACGTACTCACGCATTTGCTCGCCTGCTGATTTCTTTGATGATTCACCGAAACCGTAGTTTTCTTTTGGTTCCTCGTCATCTTCTTCTTCGTCGTCGCAGTCCATATCGTCTTCGTCGCCTTCTTCTCCGTCCATGTCACCCATGTCACCCATATCGTCGTCACCATCAGTGTCATCACCAGCTAACATTTTTTCAAATTCAGCTTTTAAATCTTCAAGTGCATCTTCAATATTATCAAAAGCACTGTCAAGGTTAGGCACATCATCGTCCATGTCCATGTCGTCCATATCCATGTCACCCATGTCGCCTTCTTCTTCGTCATCCACGCCAATGTCATTCATCATGTCATCAGCTGGGTCTCCGCCGATCATGTCGTCGTCAGCTTCTACTTCAAACTCGTCTAAGTCAAAACCTTCTTCTAGTTCATCATCTGACTCATCTACTTCTTCGTCATCAGCTTCGTCAAGATCATCTGACTCTTCTTCATCAATGTCTGCTTCATCTTCAAGAATTGATTCATAAATGTCTCTTGATTTTTCTACTACTATTTCGTGGAATAATGCTTCTGCACCGTCCTTATCTTCGTTGATAAGACGTACCAGCATTTCTTCAAATTTACTACGGTCTGCCATTCCAATCTCCTATAAATGTTTGTCACACAAATACTGTGTGGGGCTGTCATATTATATTTACTTAATATGCAAAAAAGTGTATAGAAATGCACTCAGAATGCAACATTTCTATATTTCATAATTATTTTTGAAGTTTATATTAAATTCTTCAACTGTCATGTGTGTTAGATTTGATAAATTTAAAAAATCTTTTGGTATAAACTTTTCATCACCTAACACTCTTATATATCTTTTTTCAGGATTTTTTTTAATTGTTAAAACTGTTTGTTTAAGCCAATTTCCATAATATGTTGCTTTATCATCTATTTTCTTGTAATTCTCTGAACCAGCATATAGATTATTGACTAATTCGTTTGACTCTCCAATGCCCTGATAATCAAAACCTAATATATACACGGTATCATGATCGTGTTCTGATGCCAGCCATAGTGCAGTTGGTCCACTACTCCAGCCTTTACTTTGTTTGAAATAATTGAAACCAGTAAAATTTATATACATTTTGTTGTAATTTGTCCACACTGGGGTACAATTTTGATATTGTTCTCTATTAATTTCAACAATCATTTTTGAATCAACTGCTATTAAATAGTCAGGATTAAAATCACGATATATTGCATTGCACCCATAAACAGTACCATACGACTTTAAATCTGTTAGTTCTATGTGTCGCCTGCTTGTACCGTTACCTAATACAAAGGCTACGGTCAAATCATTCCGCCCGCAGCTTCAGCATTTGCTGCTGTGCCGTACATCTGTCTGATTAGATCAAGTTCTTTAATCTTTTCTTTTGAATGTACTTCAGATGCTTTTCTTAC